GCCGTATGGCTCCACCTTTCGGTTGACGATTGCCCCAAGGGGCGGTCTCACTTCCGTGAGAGGGTGCAGTTTAATGCGGTTGTATGCTTACGCATACTACAGACCTTGTAAAAGGTCGGGACGGGCACGAAGTGCCTGTAGCTGCTTTATAGCAGCGAATCTTGCTACCAGATGGTAGCAATGCAGTATGACCTTGACAACAGGGTCACCCATTAGCTCTCCACGCGTAGTGAAGTAGCGACTGAGAACTTTATTCTCATCCATCTCCTCGACTTGTCGAGGAGCACAAAGAGCAAACATTGACGTTTGCCTATACCATGTGGGCATGCCCACATTGTAACAAAGGCGATTACACATTGCCTGTGCTACTGCGTGATCGCAGTAGTTTGTAGCCTGTTCCCAGTCAGTGGAGAACAGGAAGATTTCTTTGTCACCAAAGATAAAATTCGCAGCAGGGTTCTTGTGCGAGAGACGCTTGAAGAAATTCCAAGCGTGATTAGCCGCCCCGACACCTGATCGGGACGACGGTATTACTGTCAGATATTCTAACAGTATATGAGACATGACATGCAGAAGCATGGCATGAGCAAGGTGCGATACTGTTATCGCACGGTACTTCCCCAGTTCTGCAACTAGGGAAACTCTGACAGACATAACGTTTCTGTCATATATAGTTTGCCTGTCGGCAAACTGGTTGCAGGCCCAGTGGAACAGGCATTCACCTGTCCCATGTTCACCGGGCCTGAGAATCCTCCCTGTAGGGAGGCCTGTCTCCAGATTTAACTCTGGAACTTCTGGATTTGAAACCAGAACTTTTCTGGCGGCTTCAAGCTTGCCACCAGATGCGGTGTTCGTGAAGAACTCCCCACTATCACTAAGTGATATCTTGGCCTTGTTTATAACAGAGGACCAGAACTGGGCTGAGTTACCCTCAGCCCCTATGGACTCCACCACTTCCTGGTGGAGGTCATCTACACCGGCAGCGATGTAGTACTTCATCCGTTCGTAAACGGATGGATCGGGAGGCTCGGTCAGAACCTCCTTAATTTCCTGAAGGGTCTTCAGGAATACTTGTCGGGGGGGAACCCCTGACGCGCGAGTTTGGCTCAACAGAGCTACTCTGTACATATCGATAGGAGTCTTCCTATCGGACATAAAGTCAGTTATGACTTTAAAGAAAGACATCTCTCGCGGGATGTCGATGGAACTGATGTTCCCAACAGGGTTGAAACCCTGCTCTTTGATTGCTTTACGCAACCTCTTCACCTTCTCGTATGCAGAAGGTGTCTCCGGGATTTCATCCCGGAAGTAGTCAGGCAAAAGCTGACAAATCAGGCAGTTGATTACCTGATCAATTCTGGACCAAACCAGAAGCTCTTCCCATTCAGGGAAGCCAAGGACGAGCTGCATGACCAACCCGTCAACAGTAGCTAAGATTGTTCTTAGCTTGTGTACCCCTGACGGGGACACCTTCATGTCCACAAGATTATGGACACCTTGAGGTCCGGAAAAGGACCTCATTCCAGCGAGCAGTCGTAAAACTGCCACGCCATTTGGATTCCACCTTCCAGTGGAATCTTTCCGGATTAGTCTCCGGAACCAATACGTCCCCTTGTAGAGGACGGTCTGAGCATGCCAAATACTCGGCAGCTCGTGAAAATGGACTCTCTTATCGAGTCCAGTTATCTCCCTTGAGAGTTTTGACTCCCAAAGGTTTTGTGCGTCCCAGCAGATTTTGATCTGCGGGACAGGATCATCCGCGCGAATGCACGGACCAAGCACTTCTTTGCAGAAGTGGAATAATTCCTTGTGCTGTAAACCACAAGGACAATCTCTCTTTTGACGGAGAGTAGACGTGCACGGAAATGAATCCGTGCTAAGAGTGTGGTCTTCGAGAGACCATACCATTATTGCTAATGGCAATGTACGTAAAGGGAAACACGATTTCTCTAAGGATGTTTACGTGAAACTCGTACTCACTACTCCGAAAGGAGAAGCTCGCAAGA